TGATGGCCGAATTATCTGAAGACACAGCGGTAACAATTCCGCTCAGGAATCTGATTGCAATGATTGCGTTTACATCAGTATCTACAATGGCGTACTTCTCTGTACAAGAGCGGTTAAATACCCTTGAGCATGCCTTAGACAAAACTCAGATGGACATAGAGTCCAACTCCGAGTTCCGTATTAAATGGCCCAGGGGCGAATTAGGGGCGCTCCCTGCTGATGCACGCCAAGATATGCTAATTGAATACACAGCGGGGCTTCTCGATAAAGAGATAGTCAAAGGCGAACAACTTTTAAATGACATACATAACCTCAAGTTAAGGCTGGCCGCCCTTGAAAAAGGTGTAAGTCCAGAATGAGGAGGTAACCGTCTAATGGCGAGAAGTGATGAACCTAAATGGAAACGTATAGTAGCCGCTGTTAAAGCGGGATCTAAAGGCGGAAAACCTGGGCAGTGGTCAGCAAGAAAAGCACAGCTGGCTACTCAAAGGTATAAGAAGTCTGGGGGCAGTTACTCTGGACCGAAGACCAAGGCACAGAAGTCGTTATCCAAATGGACTAAAGAAGAATGGGGTACTAAGTCTGGGAAAAATAGTACCCAAGGTAAAAAAGCGACAGGCGAGCGTTACTTACCAAAGAAGGCAAGAGCAAGTTTAACTAAAAAGGAGTATGCGGCAACTTCCGCAAAGAAACGTAAAGACACCAAGGCCGGTAAACAGTTTTCAAAGCAGCCAAAAAAGGTCGCTAAGAAAACATCACGACATAGATGAGGCAAGAAAATGAGTGAGAAAGGCATAGTAATACCGACTTGGGCAATACCTCTAGTAGTTAGTTTGTTTGTTGGCGCTATAAGCTACGGCGCGGCACAGGCTAACGCAGAGACTACTACCACTGAAGTTAAGCGTATTGAAGTTATTGTCAAAGAGACAGCTAAAAAAGCGCAAGAGAATGGTCAGGCTCAAGCTGTAACAGAGACGAAGGTTGACGCAATCGTGGAGTCATTAGCCAGACAAGAAAAAATTCAAGAGAAAACTAACGATCAAATTTCTGCGTTAGTACAGGCGTTGTTGGCTAAACAATGAGAATGGTTTTTGCCCTTATCTTCCTCATTTCTAACGGCGAGGTTGATGAGAGCAAGACGCGTTATTACGTCAAAAAACACCACTGCGTATTTATGTGTCAGGAACTATCTAAACCCTCCAAACACTACGAGGCGGTCGACTGTGTCTGCCGCTTAACTTGGGTAGATAATTCTGAACGAGTTATACAATGAAAACCCTCGTTTTTGCTTTAATAATAGAGACTTTGACTCCCGATGGTTTTGTTGAAGACGTTGAGGAGTATGGAGTCTGGAATAATATAAACTCGTGTGTTTATTTCGCTAGGACAATAACCTTACAAAGTATAAAAGGGTCTGGTGAGAATAGGTTCGGAAAGGTCTACGACGTGCCAATAAGGGCTTTTTGTAAACCGAAGTATGTAGACCCGAAAGAAACTGTAATTTTTAAATGAGGATATAAGAATGGATTGGAAAGATAAAGATGAACTAAAAGCGTTGGCTTTTGCCATATGTTTTTTCGGCTTTGGCTTTAGTTCGCTATTGTTTATAGACTAAGCGGCCTAAAAGGGTTGCAATAAAATAATACCTGTACTAATATCTGATATACGTCCATCACTACGACATGTGGTCGGCCCGTAGCCGTAAAAAACGTACCCCTCGCCTACAAAGGCGTAAAACCTGTCGAGGTCGCACCTCGTTAATAAGCGCTAGTTCGTTGCTCCACGATACGGAGATACGGATTAGCCGCTCCTTTAAGTCGGCTGATAAGGCGGCGTGTGCCGCATAAATTATTTTGTCAATTTAAAAGGAGCCTATCATGGCCACTACAAACTTCGGTACGCTTACTGGCGACCAACTCCAAATGTGGAGCCGCGACTTCTGGAAAGTAGCTCGCAACCAATCTTTTATCAACCAGTTCGCTGGTACGGGTTCAAACGCAATGGTACAGCGCGTAACTGAACTTACTAAAAACCAAAAAGGCACCAAAGCTAACATTACTTTGCTTGCTGATATGACCGGCGACGGCATCACTGGTGACAATACTTTGGAAGGCAATGAAGAAGCCCTCCGCGCGTATGACATCACCATTGAGCTAGACCAGTTGAGATTTGCAAACAGAATCGCTGGCCGAATGACTGACCAGAAGACTGTTGTTAATTTCCGTGAACAGTCTCGTGACGCACTTGCTTATGCAATGGCTGACCGATGTGACCAGTTGGCATTCTTGTCTCTATCTGGCGTTGCATATACTCATAAAAACAACGGCGGTCTGCGTACTACTTCTAGTACTGCTGGACACGAGTTGGTTGACCTTGAGTTCGCTTCAGACGTATCTGCCCCCACTTCTGCAAGACACCGTCGAGTTGATGGCGATGACATTCTTGCTGGTGACACTACTGCTTTGGTAGCTACTGACACTCTGAAGTACAAGCACATTGTTAATCTGAAAGCTTATGCTAAAGATCAATACATCCGTGGTATTCGTGGTGCTGGTAACCAGGAAACTTTCCACATGTTTGTTACTCCACAGCAAATGGCTGACTTAAAGCTAGATGCAGACTTCATCGCTAACGTTCGTAACGCTGGTGTTCGAGGAGCTTCTAACAGCTTATTCGCTGGTTCTTCATCGTTGATGGTTGATGGTGTAATGATCCACGAGTTCCGTCATGTGTTTAACACTTCTGGTGCTACTACTGGTTCTTCATCTAACGCTGGCGCAGCTGGCTACAAGTGGGGCGCAGCAGCTAACATAGTTGGCGGACGCGCTCTGTTCTGTGGTGCTCAGTCTCTAGCTATGGCTGACATTGGTTTGCCTGAAATGGTTGAAGATACTTTCGACTATGGTAACCAGTCTGGTATCTCTGTAGGCAAGATCTTCGGACTTCGCAAGCCTAAGTACAACTCTGATATTGCAGGGTCTGTACAGGACTTCGGCGTTATCTGTCTAGATACTGCACAGTAAGACAATCGCCCCCTCTTCGGAGGGGGCTTTTTATTTATATAGGAATTAATCATGAAGATTGTTAGTGAAACGTCATTAAGAGTGACCACCCTAGGCGGAACAGCCGTTTTGTTTGAAGCGGGCGTTCCAAGAGAGATAGCAGAAGAAGTTGGCCTATTAGCAATACAGATGGGCGCGAAAGAATATAACGATAAATATGTCGAAGAACAAAATGCTGAAGAAGCAGTGTTCGAAGAAGTAATTGAAGAAGCACCTGTCGTACCCACATCTGATCTTGTAACAGTACTTGAAAAAATGATGGACGAAGGTGACCCAAAGAATTTTAAAACCGACGGTTACCCGAAAGCAGCAGCAGTAAATAAAGCTATGGGAGAAACCATTGGCACTGATGAACGGGAAGCGGCCTGGGAATCAATCCTTAACTCATAGGTATATATCATGGCAGTCACAGTACAAAGTGTAATAGATAGAGCACAAACAGTCCTTCAAGATACAACAGGCGTTAGATGGCCGGTTGTTGGCGAACTAGTCCTGTGGATTAACGACGCTCAGCGCGAGATAGCTTTACTAAAACCAGATGCAAGTGCAGCCAACGAGACGGTTACTCTAGCTACTGGAACAAAGCAGTCTATACCTACTGGAGGCAACCGCCTTTTAAAAGCAGTTAGAAACATGTCAGCTGCAAGTAGCGGAACTGGTAAGCGATCAGTTCGTTTAGTTGATAGAGAAGTGTTAGACGCACAGAGCCCTGATTGGCACGACCCAACTGTCGCTGGCGATGCAGCGCACACAACAATTGTAAAGCACTATGTTTATGACGAAGCAAACCCTCGTAATTTTTACGTCTATCCTGGCGTGGCAGGTAACGCTTATTTAGAGATTATTTACTCTTCAAACCCCGCCACTGTAGCGCAAAGTGGGTCACTGTCTATTCCTGATATCTACGCTAACGCTATTATGAATTATGTTTTGTACATGGCGTACATGAAAGACGCAGAGTACGCAGGTAACGCTCAACGCGCTAGTAGTCATTTCCAGTTATTTACTACGTCAGTGACGGGTAAAGGGCAGATAGACGCAATGACTAATCCTAATATGGAACGTAGACAAGCGGCGGTATAACACATGGCGATTTCTTATGAGACGCTACTCCCTGAAATATTACCAATGGTATATGGGTGTCCTGATACGCTAATTGAAAATAGTATTAGGTCAGCCGTTATAGAGTTATGTGAGAAAGCCAGCGTATATCAAGCTGAACTGGACCCACTAACAACAGTCGGCGGTATATTTGAGTATGATCTCGAAGCTCCGTCTGGCACATCAGTACAAAAAATACTGTGGGTGTCACACCTCGGAAAAGATGTTGAACCTATTACCTCTACCCTGCTTGAGCAGCGCATACCTAAGTGGCGCGAAGGCAACGGTGTACCTGAGTATTATGTGCAACAGGGCGCTGCTTTATTCTGGTTAGCACCAGTGCCCACAGTCACAACGGTCTCCAGTACCATTTTACGTGCTGTTTTAAAACCTACCCATTCAAGCACAGCGTGTGATAACGATGTGATGAACGACTATCGAGACACTATTGTAAATGGTGCCTTATTTAGACTGTTAAGAATCCCAAATAAAGAGTGGACTGACCTAACTGGCGCACAGGTGTATGGCAGTTTATTCAACCAAGGTGTTACTGACGCGGAGCGTAAAGCGCGAGGCGCGAACACAGGTGTAGCGAGAACAGTTAGATACGGCGGTACATCAGGCGCATGGCGAACAAGGCGTAAACATTATGGTAACGGTGGATAGCCCTGTTGAATCACCCATAGAGGACAACATTCATTGGGTGGCTCCAGCAGTAGAAGAAATTTTAGAAGCTAATCCGCAGCTTACATATACGGTTGCAGATATATACCTAGCCTGCGCTCAAGAACAGGCGACGCTTTGGACAACTAATGAAGGGATGGTTGTCACCACAGGTGAAACAGATATTTTCACTGGTAAAAGGACCATGTTGATATGGCTAGCTTGGGCCGAGAAGAGAGGGACTAACTTAGTATCAGTCCATCAAGACTTCTTTATAGAACAGGCTAAGCTAGGTGGTTTTTCAAAATTAGAAGTTAGGTCTGCAGTGCCTGAATTGAAAGATTATATTCTTTCGCAAGGCTGGCAGTTAGACACAATTGTTTACACGAGAGACGTATATGGGAAGCTCACCTAAGCAACAAGATTATCAGGCATCAGAAGCTGAAAAAGCCTCGGCTTCTGTAGCTATGGCGGAGTACAAGCATTTCAAACAAAAATATGATCCCCTACTTCAGAAAATGCGTGATCAATCTTTGACTGACAACACTACTGACTCCCTTCGCGGCAGAGCGAATGCTGACACGATGCAGGCACTGTCTAAGCCTTCGGCTCGACGCGCTATGACTGGTGCAGATGGTGGGGACTTAGCACAGGCTCTACAAGGGCAGTTGGGTATAGCGAACACGTCCGGTCTTAACATTAAAAATCAAATGCAGACTAACGTGCTTGGAACAGCGCGAGGTCAGGCGGCAGATGCGCAAACAGGTATGGCACAAGCAGCTAATCTCGCTACATCGGAAGCTTTAACTAGAGCGAAAAATAAGCAGACGGTAGCTAACGCGAAGATGACTGCGGCTGGCCAGGTAGCAGGCGCTGCATTAATGCAGGGTATGCAGAACAAAGCAACGAAAGGCACAAAAACTGAAGATTTAGGTCCAGAGATGGGAATGAGAACAACAGAAACAAGCGGCTCTTTCTTCAGCCCTGTTAATGACGCTGGGCAATCCGTTAGCGGTTTTGGTAACCGGCTTGCTTATTCAAACATATTTGGAGGTGGCTAAAGATGTCTCAAATGCCTGGTGGATATTCATATAATGAATTAGGTGTAACAACCATACAAGATGGTGGATACAGCGGAAGTTCAGGAGCCGGATATGCTGGACTCGGCGGCTACAACAATTATTTTAATAACAATATGGGTTTGCCAAATGTCAGCGACCCCGAGGCTGCATATGCGCAGATTACTCGCCAAGAGTATCTTGATTATGTAAATAATTATCGTGACTTTGAAGAAGGCATGATAGACAGAGCTCAGAATGATACGTCATTAATCGACGCTGCTCGTACTGATGCTGCTGCGGCCTCTGGTATCGCAACAGGTATCTCTAACCGCAACGCGAGCCGTTATGGCGCGGCACTTACCCCCGCTCAGGCTCAAGAGCAAACTAGAAGCCTCGATCGCGCTAATACTCTTGGGGGAATCCAGGCAGTTGGTGACGCAAGAATAGCGCAGCGTGAAGCTAATACACGGCAGCTGTCTGATTTAATCAATATTGGTCAAGGCGTTAACCGCTCTTCACAAAGTCAATTGGGATCTGCTGCTCAAAATGCTACGCAGCGTGAGAACGCTTATTCACAGGCCAAAGCGGCATCTAAGGCTCAAACGTATAGCACCCTCGGTAGTTTAGGTGCTATGGCCATTATGGCTTTTGCATTTTAAAGAGAATTTTTTATGGCACTTTTAGATGGTATTTTAGGTGGGGCAAGTGCAGTACAAGCATTTGGCCAACAGCAGTTTCAGAACAAACTAGCTCGAGATAAATTCGAATTAGATGAAAATAAATTTGGGTTAGATAAAAATAAATTCGAAGAACAGACTCGCCAATACGACCAGAACTATGCTTTGCAGCAGAAACAGTACGGCTTAAACGAACGAAACACAGTAGTTTCTGAGGCTACAAACAAGCGTGCGCAGGACTTGCAGCCAGGCAAATTAAGAGAACTAAAGCTAAAAAACGAGACGTCTGAGCTTGAGCTCAACGAAAAAAACAAGAAGAAAACATATTCTGAAAACGATAGCTATATTGGCGACCTAACTGAATTGGGTTTTATTAATGTTCAAGGCGAATATGGCCCAACGCGGCTTGATATACCTAACTCAGTAAAACTTATTACGGCTGGCGGGGCTGTGACCGATAAAGCCATTTTAGATATGGCTAACCGTGATAAAGACCTACCAGAAGGCTTTACTCTAAACAAAGTTGATCGCACACAAAACGGGTTAGTTCTCCGAGGCACTTACGAAGATGGCAGAAGCGGCGTTTTAACAGCAGAAGGTAGTGTTGGTGATGGGGACGCGGTGGCTTTTCTCACTCCCCAGCAATTAGCTGGGCTGATGGACGACGAATACCGAACAAATATCCGTGGTAATAGTAATCTTGGTGCTTCAAGCGCAACAGTAGAATACCTTGTTGGGCAAGGTATGGCTGAAGCTGACGCTGTAGAAGTTGTGAATAGGGAAACAGCTCAGAATACTTTACAGACACAAGTCGTCGGAGAAATGGATAAGGCAGCAGACAGCCCTGCTGCAGGTGAAGGCAAAAATGTAGGCATGGTAAGAGCCTTTAAAGGTTTGCTAGCGTCCGCTAAGACTGACGAAGAAAAACTACAGATATTGTCTAGCCAAGCTCAAGAATTAGGCATAGAAATCCCCGAGATTCTAGCGAAGCCATCACCCGTAAAAGGCGAAGAGACCGTCAAATCGCGCTTAGCTGAAGCAGGCGTTACACCCGAAAAATGGGCAACGTTTAGCGATGCTGAAAAACAAGAAGCAGTGGATGTCTTAAATATTCGCGATAGCATTACAACTGTCGGTAAATGGATTATGAGCCCAATAGCCCCTATGGCAGATGCAGTGATGCTCGGACCGCGAGCCGTGTCTGATGCAGGGAAGATGGTAGCAAATTCTAAGTTAGGACGAGCCGCAGGTTTGTCTGAAGTTGGTGATAAGCCTCAGTACTCAAACCCGACGCGGTACATAGACGAACAAAACATCGCGATGCAAGGTAAGCCTGACATAACCCTTGATCAGGCAAATGCTAACTTTACTGCGATTGCAAATCAGCCCGTTGAGGCCCAGAAAGCTGCTCAAGAACTAGAGGCAGGTGTGTTTGCGCGTCTTAATGAAATGACGCCTGAAGAAGCTGTAGCTTTCGTTGATGATAATAATCTCGTAGTCACCCCCGAGGACGAGAAGAAGTTAACCACTGTCTTACAGAGCGCTGGCGTCCAAACTGCGGCGGACATTAATAAACTCCCCTCGAAGGCGCAAGTAAGTGTGCGCAGCTGGTTGCGCTCGATGGCTATCCAAAGAGGCGACTACGCTGCGGCTGAGAAGCTTCGCGGAGAGCTTCTTTCATTAGGGTCTGGTAGTGGTAGAGCGGATGCGACAGCTTTAGACATGCAGAAGCTAGGCATAGACCAGCAGAACGCTAATTCAAGTTCCACCACAGCTGCCAGTGGCGCATCAAATGCTGCGCTTAATATTAGTAAGCATAACCTAGCCGTACAAAAGCACTTCCTTGCTCTCGATAAATTCAGCAATGAACTGAGTACAGCGAATCGAGAGGCTGCAGAAGGCAGATCTGACCGACTTAAAAAAGCCATTTATGGCGAAGAAGATGGCGTCATCAACGATTCAATCAACTACGACAAAAACAAGCTGTTCAAAACAGTTGGAGGCGTCGGCGGGGTTTTTGGTCAAGCCTACAGTGCTTATGCTAAAGCGAGCGGCCCCGAGAAGCGTGGCTTAAAGCAAGAGCTAAACACCATTATAAGCGCGACTTTCCAAGCGCTGGCTGAGAGTGAGGAATATGGAAAGTTCTCTGAGAACTTTTTCCCGGACGGCTCCATCGACTCTATCGACGGCACCGATGTTTGGTTGAACCGTTTGGTCGTTACAGAGCGCGACAAGGATGACAAACCAACACGATTCGGCGTGGTTGGCCTTGGTTCTCAGCAACAAGAAGACGAAACAATATCTGCGTCTGACATCAAGAACTTATTCGGATCTCGTGGATACAACTTTATTGTTGAACAGGTCAAATAATTAATGAGCCAAGTCCTCGATAGCTTATATGCAAATTATAGCGGGCGCGCCAGCACACCAAGACAGCTTGAAGTGTTGGAGAATCAAGAGGGCCCTGTCGCCAATGAAGCAGTTACTCCGTCAGGTTTTACTGAAACCTTCGGTCGTGGCTTCGGTGCAGGTATTGAAGGCATCCGAACAGATACCGATTACCTAAAAGGTCTGTACAACACGGTCACTGGTGATAGTGAAGCTGCTGCAATAAACATTCAAACAGCCCGTGAGCGCGAAGCACGTATCGCTGAGTCCCTATCGGGCCTCGAGACTTTTGAAGAGTTTGTTGAAAACCCCACGTTCGGCGGATTCATATCACAAACTGCTAAAATTGGCGGCCAAGTCGCCCCCTACGCTCTTACGACTATTAGCTCTGGGGGTAGTGGCGCAGCCATATCTATTCTAGGTAAAGGTGCTCTCACTGCTGGCAGTAAATCCGTAGCAAAGAATATTATTAAAGAGTCAATGGAGCGTGCAGCAAAGGGTGAAGCCACTCCAGATGAAAAAGACCTAGCAGAACTGTCCTATCGCCTCGCGCAGCGCAGCCTTCCTGGTAGAGCTGCTAACCAGATTACAGCAAGCAGAGGTGCTATTGGCGGTCAGTTACTTGAAGAATACTCGCTTATGTCGGGAGCAAACTTTGGCGAGAACCTAGAAGTTGGGGGGCTATCCGACCAGGAAGCGGCCTACCGAGCTTTGGCTGTTGCCGCACCGCAGGCTGTTATAGGCGTTGCAGGCGAACGGTTAATTCAGAACGCTATATTCAATAAGTTAGGAAAGATTACTAAGGCTCGCGGAGCTTCAGACTCCTTGATGGCTGATCTTGGTAAAGAGATCGCTAAAGCTACAGGTAAAGGCGCGGCTGCTGAATCCGTAGCTGAGACTGCTCAAGAAGGCTTGCAAATAGCAAACGTTATGCAAGCCGATCCAACCTATCAGGCTCAAGATGCCTATATGCGTTTAGCGGAATCTGCGTTCTCTGGCGCTGTAGGCGGCGGCGGTATGGCGGGGGCTGGTCGTACAGCCACGGGTGCCCTTCAGACTGCTGGTGGAGTTATGTCTAAAGCCAAACAGTTTATAGAGGATGCGCGCGAGCAGCAGGTTAACCGTCAATATAACCAAGAACAGTATGGTGTTGATGAGAGTGGGTATACCACACAAGAGCCACAGGCAGACATGGCGGCCCAAAAGCGATCTTTCCAAGATGATACTACTGCTCGTAATTCTCTTTGGATAGCTGGTAGTCAACCAGAAATGGGGGCGACCGCCGATACAATCACCGAAATAGAAGTCGAAGGTGTAAAAGCCTACGCGCGTTACATACCTGGCCGCGGCACAATTATTTCAAAAGATTATGAAACAGCAGAAGCCGTCGCGAATGCGGAAGCAAGCGATGAGTCTTTACAAATCGCTCTAGGTTATAGCGCTGTTAAACCTGCAGATGCTGACATCTCGATAGAGGCGCGAGATGCAGACAACAATGTCGTCTGGGCTGAAGCAACTAATGAACAAGGCGAAGCCGCAGCGCGAATAGCTGCACAAAAACAAGTTCCGGCGGGCGGCAGAGTTAATCGTCAATCTCTTAAAGCGGCTCTTGAAGAACGCGCAAAAACCGTCAGTGATGAGCAAGGGCCTCGCGTAAGAAATATTGATGAAGAAGGGTTTGATGCAGGAGAGGATAGGCTCGATACATTTGGTAATGGTACAAGTGAAATGGGCGCGCCTGAGTCGAACAATATTGGCGCAAAAGAAAGCTACAAGCCCCGTAAATCTACCGCTGAGACCTTTGATACAACACAAGTAGCGCGTGGTCAATTTGCTGAAGCATTTAAAGATGTAGACCTCCCAGATTTAGGTAAAGATGAGTTCACAGCCGTTGATTTCTCCGGTGAGTTCGGAATGATGTCTGATGCGTTTTTGCGACAAGCAACGCGTGCAAAGAGAGAGAACCCCGACTCTGATGTCTTTGTCACTAAAAATAGTGATGGCTCTCACTCCATCATGCAGACTATTAGCCCCGAAGCCAATATGTATGGCTTTGATTCTCGCTCTGACACTCTCGTTGATCCTGAAAAGCGTTCTACACCTGTTACCTTTATTAAAGAAGCAATCGCTAAGGCTGTAGAAAGTCGCTACGCGCGTCAGAAGAAAATCAAAGGCAAGTGGGTAAATAAGAGTAAAGAAGAATTAGTTACTGTAAATGGTAAGGCAGTAAACCTCGTAGACCTTATTAAAGATGGTCAGCGCTTATTCTCAATTGAGCAAAAGACTAATTTTGCAGATGGCGGCCCAGTTACCGCTCAGCGCAACGGAGCTCTTCAGGCTATAGGTTCTCTTATAGAGCAGGGCTACAATGTAAGAATTGGTGGTTATGACATCCGCTCCAAGCAGCTTAAAGATCTAAATGAACTTATCCCTTTAATTGAGAACGAGGAAGCGAGTATTGCTGCCGCGGTGCTTGAGTGGGATATGGATGCTGAAGACCCAAATCTCCAAGGAAGACTTAATGAATTATTACAAGCCCTAGACAGCGCGACGGCAGCAATAACAACTGTAGATCGCGGTACTTACGTCGATAAGAAAGGTAAAACTAGAAATAAAGTAAAGGATGTTTCTAAGGAAGCGCGAAGAAATTCCCCGCTTGATCGGCTTAAACGCCAGCGCAAAAAATGGGCCCGAGAATACGCTACTTATCAAAATGCCTTAGACAGAGGTGAAACAACAGCGCCAGCACCAGAAAAGCCTCCATTACTTGCACTGCTAGATGTAAAAGCAGGGTTTGAAAACGGGAAAACAATTACGTTAGGCAAGATATTAAACGCAACGCCCGTTGAGCCTACACCTAAAGACGCTCAATATAGGCTAAAAAACGAAGACGGTTTTGTTACTTTTGAAGGTAATAAGCAGCAAGTACAAGAACAAATAGAAACCGCAAACCAGCCTTATATTATCGACAAAAATGGCACTACGCTAACTGATGAGGAATTTGCAAACGAGCGTAATGTTGGTTTTAACGAGCGAGTTGAAAATGCTAACCCGCAAGGCCCTGTTGCAGACCGCGGTACAGAGCAAACTAGCCCTATTGGTTTTTCTGAGGAAACTTCAGAAGCCAACCCTGATTACACGTTCGATCCTGAGCAAGAAAATGTTGGGGACTTAAATCAGATAGGAATGACAGAAGGCACTATAGCATCTCGCATTGCAGATATAGCCCGACGCACTCTGCGCCTAGACAAACCTATCTCAATCATATCCTCTAAGGATCTGTTAAATGCAGAGGACCCAAATGCTTTTTTTGGTGACTCTAAAGTAGCAGCGTATGTACTAGACGTAGCACAGGAGCTCAAAGAGAACCCACAAGGCGGCGGTCGCTATATTGGATTTGGCGACGCTCATATTATTCTTGTAGATCCAGATGCCGGCAAAAATGAGTTAGACACAGCGATGATAGTGGCCCATGAATTAGGCCACGCATTATTTAAAGAGCAGCTCACGTCAACCCTTGAGAATGCTGCGCTGTATAACAGGCTGTTCACAGACTTTCAAAAGGCGCGCGACACTAAAGATGCGCCTGCTGCCTACAAAGGTAAGCAGGGTTTTGAAGAATGGTATGCAGATCAGGTAGCTAACTGGGCAATAGGTGAGTACAAAAAAGACCGTAAAAAGGGGCTCGTTGGCGCGCACTTCCAGAAAGTAGCCCGCAAATTAAAATCTTTCTACAACGCATTCTCAGCAGATATGAAGAAGCGTTTTGGACAAAAAGCTTATAGCCCTGAGTTCAAAGGGTATATGGAACAGGTATTGGGACGGCGCTCTGAAGGCTCATCTAATTCGGGCGTACGTAATGCAACGATGCAAGAAAAGGTGATAGTTAGAAAGATGGCGGAAGTTATCGAGAAGCAGCAGCCAGGCTTTGCGAACGCAATTATCCGGCAAGCAAAACGGGTAGTTGAGAGTGATAACTTTACACCGATTTATAACTTTATAATTACCGCTGACTCACGTATGCGAAAGGTTGGTGGTAACAAGTTAGCCGATATGTTTTATGGGCGTGCACAGCAAGCCAAAGGTAGAGGAAAGACTAAATTAGGTTTTATTAAAGGTCACGCATTAGAGGCAAATGCTCGTTATAGCAGACTAGAAGATATGATTGATGGGAAACTAGATTCTGCTGAAGTACAAGAGTCTATCCGCTTAGCATTTACAAGTACCCCTACCCGCGATCTCAATGATCCAAATGCCATAGCAGTACGGAAATGGTTTGATGAGTTTTATGATGAATACATTGAGCCGTCTAACACAGATGTTGGTCGGCAACGTGATTACGCGCCAGTCGTCTTAAAGCTATCTGAAATTGATCAGAATCCAGATGGGTTAGTAAAACTTATTCTAGAATCTGATCCGAGTGCAAAAGAAGCCGATGTGAAGCGTGCAGTGCAAAAGCTGGTTAATTACCAGCAAGCTGTAATGGATGATCAGCCTATCTCTATTAAAGATACCAACCCTGCGCAGTCCGCAGAAAAGGCAATTAAACTTACTAAGAAGGTAGACCGAGAGAAGTTACAAGAAGCCGGTTTCTTAGAAGATCCAGATGTCGCTTTGATGCGCTACACCAGCAATATGGTAAAGCGCGTTGAATGGAACAGGAACACAAAAGACTCTGCGGGTACAAGTATTTATGAAGAAGAGCTCAAGAAGCTTAGCCCTGAAGCGCGCAAAGAAGTTGAACTAATTGTTCATAAGTACTTGGGGTACACCGACAAACCACTCGGCCCAGTATGGAGAGCAATTAATAGTTGGGGCTCATTCTTACAGATCGTAGCCATCCTACCTTTAGCTACTCTTGGCTCTTTACCTGAGCTAGCCGGCCCCGTAATAGCAAGCAAAGAGTTCGGCGCTGTAACCCTTGGCATGAAAGAAATTGTAAAAACAGTTCGTAATCGTGAAGAGGCTCGCCAACTTGCCCGCGACTTAGGTGTGGTAACCAGCCAGTCAGTCGCTAATGTCATGATGTCTCAAGCAGAACTGGACTTCATGGACACAGGCGCGCGAAAGCTTACTGACGGTTTCTTTAGGGTTACCCTGCTTGATACCTATACCAAGTTTACTCGAGAGTTTGCATCTAACATGGGCGTTCGATTTTTACTGAACCACAGCGACCCAGAAACAGCCGGTGCATTTTCTACGCGGTATCTACAAGAGCTCGATCTCACAGCGGCTGAAGTTCAAGCGTGGTCAAAGAGCAATCAAGATTTTAGCACACCAGAAGGAAAAAAGGTCCGCGAAGGTTTGCAGAGGTTTGTAGAGTCCTCGACATTGCGTCCTAACTCCGCTGAGCGACCAGTGTGGGCGTCTGACCCGCGATGGGCTTTGGCTTGGCAGTTAAAAGGTTTCTTTTATTCTTACGGCAAAGTCATGCTCGCGGGCGCTAAGCGCGAAGCATCTGCCAGATTGGAAGGTGCATCAGCCCAGGATGTTAATACCTATGCAGCTATGACTGGTGCGGCTGGTGTGTTTGCTTTGATGGGCATTGCTACCATGCCGCTGGCAATGGTCGGTATGGAGCTACGTGAATATGCCAAGTTTGGTTTAGCTTGGGCAATACCAGGCATTGATCACAATGCTAAAAATTACTTCAGAACTGATGATATGAGTGCGGTCGAGTATCTCAAAGCTGCATTTGATAGGTCATATGCCGCCGGACCTGTAACGATTGCATCACAAGCAATGCAAGCCGCCGATTGGGGGCGGGGCGTGACAGGCGCAGCCGCCGTAGTTGCCGGACCTACTGCTGAAACAGTAGAACGGGTATTTACTGATGGGTTTGGCAGCACGTTTAAAAACCGAATGTTACCTACAGGACTACTCTGATGAGCATATTCACAGCACTACTCGGCCCTGTTGCAGATTTAGGTAAGACCTACCTGAGCAACAAAGCCGAAGAGAAGCAAGCGAAGCACCAGGCTAAAATGAATGTCATTCAAAATGATGCCGACTGGGAATCTAAAATGGCGGACGCATCTGCTTCAAGTTGGAAGGATGAGTTTTGGACTATTATATTAGCTATACCAATATTTATGACAGGTTATGCAATAGCCGCTAACGATATGGCAGTTGTAGATCGAGTGCAGCAGAGTTTTCAAGCACTATCTGAATTACCAGAGTGGTATCAGTATCTTCTTTTTATAGCAATTTCGAGCAGCTTTGGAATTAAAGGTGCTAAGAAGCTAATGGAATTACGCAAATGAAACCGGACTGGTCAGATCCAGAGACCTCACTTATGGGCATCATTGCAGGAAGCTTTGTACTACTACTGATTGTTTTTACTTATAGGCTTTTAAGCGCATGACCGACCCAGAAACAAACAGACGCTTTGATCGCCTTGAAGTCAAGATCGACAAGCTAACAGAAGTGTTGACCAACGTTGCTCGTGTAGAAGAAAAGCTCGTTGGCACAGATGCACGTCTCAAGCGCCACGAGTACCGGCTTGATGAGAACGAGCGAAAAGTAGATGAAGTACTAGAGACAGTCGCGACTAACACGCAGATTGTAAAGGTTGGTCAGGGAATAGTTGCATCTGTCTGGGCCGCTGTTTTGGGTGTTATTGCATATATGTTTAAGGAATGAGGATGTTTAAGTATTTTAAGATAGAAGATTTTGACTGCCAAGAGACTGGCAATAATGAGATGCAAGAAGCTTTTATTCATGCGCTTGACCAGCTAAGAGCAGCTTGTGGCTTCCCATTTTATGTGACTTCAGGCTACCGCTGCCCAAAGGGCCACAGTATCGAGTTAGCGAAAGAAAAACCAGGCACCCATGCCCAAGGGATTGCCGCAGATATCGCCGTTACAGGTGGTGTACAAAGACGCGCTATTGTGAATCACGCATTAGCAATGGGAATGTCTGTCGGAGTAGCTAAGAGCTTTGTTCACGTAGACATTAGAAAGACAACACCTGTGCTTTGGTGTTATTAAATACTGGCATTATAATACCCAGACTAATATAATCTATAAACTATAGGTATAGAAAATGGCTTATTCAGACACACTTAAATTGGTAGCGGGAGATACGCTCCCTGAACTGACTTTTACATTAAGAGACAGTAACACCGCAGCGTCTGGTCAAACCTTAGATCCTAACAACAGTGCTACCTGGGCTCCGATAGATGTAACAGGCGCAACGGTACGGCTGCGGCTACGAGAACTAGGCAGTACAACGGTGAAAAGTACGCTGACCTGCACCGTCGCTAGCGGGGCAGCCGGTAAGGTTGTTACAGATTTTCCTACGGGAACCTTAGATACAGCAGGTACGTTTGAGGGTGAGATAGAAATTACATTCTCTACTGGAGGAATTCAAACAGTATATGACCTTATAAAGCTTCAGGTTCGGAGCGATTTTGATTAATGGCTAAAGTAGAAGTTGCATACATTCAGATAAATGCGTCGTCTTCTTACACACTTGTAAGGAGCAACATCACTTACTCTGATATAAAAAGTAGTGCAACTTACTCTAACCTTTCTGCTGCTGAAGTTATTCTCGACTATGACACTAAGAACCGTTACTTCCGAGACGAAGGTTTTAATATTGGCGACTTGGCTGCCCTAACACCTGAGAAGAAGTTTACGGACTCTATAGGCACCGTAACTGATGTCTTGCAGGCTGTTGATGTAGGAAAAGGTCTTCAGGAAAGCTTATCGATCGGCGACTTTGCCTACGTACTACTTATAATACAACGGCAGTTTACTGACTCTATATCTATTGGTGATACCTCTACTCTAACTGCTGGTATAAACAGATACGAAATATTAAATGCAGTTGATACATTAAACTACACATTTAGCAAACCGTTAGTGGATACTCTGACGCCGTCTGATTTACTCACTACTACGTTCGACGCTCCAAAAACAGATGGCGTGACTGCGGCAGATGTTTTTTCTAGAACCTTGACTTACTCCAGAGCATTTAGTGACACCATTACGATGGATGATTTCACTGATGTTGGTGCAATTACAAAAGACACAATTGGAAGCAAATCTAACGCTATATCGTTTATCGATACACAGAGCTTCAGTACTGAAAAAGGCGTTATTGATACACCTGTTCTTGCAGATCTTTACACGTCCGTTTTTGTTACAAGCCGTGCGGACACATTGTCTGTAGCGGAGTCTATTTCTGTTTCTAACAGATCGTTAGCCCCCTCCAGTTTAAATGCTGGGGCTTTAAATACCGCTACTTTAAATAATTAGGAGACACCCAATGTTACAAGATAATTTGAAAATGACGGGCCATTTGGCCATTGCTATAAATGACGAAGTTGTTCAAGAGGTCCCTAACCTAGTTGTGACTTCAGGAAAAGCTTATGTCGCTAGTCGCATGAAAGACACTACTTTAAACGCTATGTCACACATGGCAATTGGCACAGGTACTGCTGCTGCTGCTGCAGGAAATACCGCTTTAGGTTCCGAGGCAGATCGTAACTCTTTAAGCAGCACAACAGTTAGTAACGGCACTGTCACATACGTAGCTACTTTTGGTGCCGGTGAAGGCACTGGTGCTATTACGGAAGCTGCACTGCTTAATGGGAGTTCGGGTGGAACGATGCTATGCCGCACTGTGTTTGCTGTAGTAAACAAGGGGTCTCAAGATAGCATGACGATTACCTGGAGCGTCACTGTAAGTTAAGCAAATTAACAGCCCGAGGGATTTAAGATGGCGGTAAAGTTTAGTAACAACGCTGCTACGCTGTTAGCTGCGAATGCATCAACTTCAACAACTTTATTAACAGTTGATAATGGGTCAATCTTCCCTACTTTATCTGGGACGGATCACACCTACGTTACGTTAGAAGACGTAAATGCTAACCGTGAAGTTGTTAAAGTCACAGCAATAAGTGGCAATACGTTGACCGTAGTCCGTGCCCAGGATGGCACTACTGCGCGTGCATTTTCTACAGCGGATAAGTGTGAGCTGCGTATCACGGCGGCCTTACTAAACGACCTAAATACTGACGCCGACACAGAATCTGTCTCCATTGCTGGAGATACGATGACAGGCAACCTAAATCTTGGCGATAACGTCAAGCTACAGCTAGGCAATCAAACCAACGGTGACTTACAGCTTTATCATGATGGGTCGCATAGTTATATCAAAGACGCAGGTGCAGGAATTTTGTATGTGCAAGGCTCTGGTCAAGTTAGAGTCGGAGGTTCAGATGGCACTACAGGCGTAGAAGTAAATGAAGGTGGAGATGTAAAGTTACGCTATAACAATGCTAACAAACTAGCCACCACTTCCACAGGCATAGACGTAACAGGCTCAGTGACAGCCGATGAAATTAAAGTAGGCGCTACAGATAGGATTTATTTAGACGGTGGCAGTAATACTTACATTCAAGAGTCAGCTTCAGATGACCTTAGATTTTTTGTAGGGGGACAGCAAGC